ACAACGTTAGCTAAGATGCTTAAACAAAATGAAAATCCTAAACCTGTGTCAATGTCTACAGGTATTGTTATTTCGCCACCGCCTAATGCTCAAATACGCTTAAATGATACAGTCATTCTTGGTAATAGCCAATTAGTTTTTGCTGCTCATGTTCTGGAAGATTATGAACGTAAAATTGAACTTGAAGGTGACATTCGTTTTACAGATAGCCCCTTTCAAACATTTGAAGCGAAAGAAGTAAAATCTAAAACAAAGGACACGCTCAAAGAAGGTGAAGAAGTAATTCTGTTACCAACTGCAGATGAACAGTTGTATTTTGTTGTAGGTAAGGCGGTGAGGTTCGAATAATGTTACCTAAAATCACGCAACTAGAATTTGATACACAGGAGATTAAAACGGACTTGCCGCCACTGGGTAAGTCTTTTTTATATGACTTTGATAAGGGCGATTTTGTATTTAAGAATGGAAAAATGGTAGAGATTCGAGGCCTTGAAACATTGAAGCAATGGATTTTAAAAGTGTTAAAGACAGAGCGTTTTCGCTTTAGGATTTACAAAGATATTCCTTATGGTGTGACATTGGAGGATTTGATAGGTTCTAGCTTGCCACGAGCATTTATTGAGGCAGAGATAAAACGAGAAGTAACAGCGTCTTTAATGGAGCATACACACATTCAAGAAATTCAAGAATGGCAGTTTAGCCATGATGGAAAATGGATGCGGATAAAATTTAGAGTCGTCACGGTAGAGGGAGCATTTGAAATAGACGAGCCATTGAAAGGAGTGGCTTAGATGGAAGATGAAAAGATTATACATGACCGTATTATGGACAATATCAGCGATGAATACGACAAGTCAAAAGGTGAATTTGTTTATGACGTAACAAAGCCAGTGGCCGTTGAATTTGCTGAACAGCAAAAGAAGATTGCTACAGTACAAGAAAAGCTAGACATTGAAAAACTAACAGGTGACGAACTAACAAGAACAGTTTATCAGCGTACAGGTATTAGTCGTAAACCTGCTACACAAGCCACAACAACGGTTATTGTTTCGGGTACAGCTGGCACAACAGTTAAAGTTGGCGAGCTAGTAGGTACAGACACGCTTTTATACACAGTGATTGAAGAAGCAATTCTTAATGAAAGTGGGTTCGCTCATGTTCGTATTCAATGTAATGAGTTCGGCCAAATAGGTAACGTGCCAGCAAACACCATTGTAAATTTCCCTGCATCTATTAATGGCCTTGTGAACGTGTACAATCCTGATCCTGTTGTTGATGGCTACGATGAAGAAACAGATAACGATTTACGCGAGCGCTATTATGATAAGCTGCAGCGTCCAGGTAAAGCAGGAAACAAATATCATTATCGTGAATGGGCGTTAGAAGTAACAGGCGTGGGTGACGCAAAAGTATTCCCTCGTTACAACGGCCCACTATCGATGAAAGTGGTTGTGATCGATGCAAACAAATTACCTGCTAATGCTGAATTAGTGCAAAAAGTATATGACCATATAGCAGAGCAAATGCCTTTTGGGGTTGAAGATTTAAATGTTATAGCTGCAGTCGGAGTACCAATAAATATTTCAGCTACTTTAAGTTTAGTGGATGGATATACTGAACCAATTGTAAAGCAGTATATAAAGGAAAATATGATTGAATATCTGAAAGGGATTGCTTTTAAAGCATCCTATGTTAGTTATGCAAAAACAGGCAGTGAAGTTATTGATAGTGATGGTGTTTTAGATTATCAAGACCTATTAATCAATGGATCAACTGCTAACGTGGTTATTCCTGATGATGGGGTGCCAGTAATGGGAGGTGTAAATGAATGAATCACATGACAGTGTATTTGAAAAATAAAGTTCTGACGGACAATTTAAGAACAACGCCAGTATTCGTTGCCTTGTTCAATGGTGATGTGGAAGTAACTGCAGCCAGCTACTCGCGTCAGTCTGCAAGCTTTACAACGCCCACAGATGGGCAAACATCGAACAGCGCTGATATTCTGTTTCCTATTGCTACAGAATCTTGGGGAGATATTACGCATATTGGGATTCTTGATGCTAAAACAGGTGGCAATTTGCTATTTAAGTCGCAAGCGGAATTCACAAAAAACATCGATGTATCAAGCCAATACAAGATCCCTAAAAACTATTTAATTGTCCGTTTAAGGTAGGTGAGGGCAAATGCATGCAATACCGCAGTCTGAGTGGGGACAAGTATCTGTCTTTACCTGGGGAGAGCTAACAGCGCACCAATGGGAATGTTTTAGACTTGCCTTGATGATTACCGATACAGAACTACAGACGCAAGGCGTTTCAATCGCTTCAACAGGCGCAACGAATGAGGTCATCACAGAGCAGGTTACGCAAGGCGTGAAGGTGGTCCAATCACCTATCATCATGCAGACAAGAGCTGAAATGATTACAAGCATTGTTGTTTCTACAAAAGATTATCTATCGGACATGATGAAGTATTTACCTTTGTATGAGCGTAAATCCAATACATTTAGAACGGTACTTACAGCTGATGATCGAGAGTTACGAAATACAGAACAACAGCTTGAAATTGTGAACCGTAACATTTTTATTGATACAGCTATAGAAGCATTGCCTATTTATGAACGTGATCTTGGAATTGAACCAAATAGTACATTACGCTATGACCAACGCAGAGAGCAAATTTCATCACGAAATCGCGCAAGCTTTGACCAAACAACCGAAGAAACCATTAAAGCTGTAGCAGCTGCATATAGCAACGGTGAAGTAGAAATTAATACAACAAATACACCTGGCGTATACGAGATCAAATTCACAGGTACAAAGGGCATTCCTGACAATTTGAGTGGGCTTATGCAAGCAATCGAAATAATTGTGCCAGCTCATTTAGAGTTTGGTTATGCGTACACCTATAATGTTTGGGAATTTGTAAGCAATAGAACCTGGGGAAGTGTAACCAATATGACATGGGATGAAATTAGGATATATGAAAATGAGGTGAGCTAATGGAACATACACCAAATTTAGGTTTAAAGAAGCCAGGATTAACAGACAATGTTTTGATTACTGACATTAATGAAAATATGGATGTCTTAGATGCTGCAGTAAATGAATTGCAACAAGGTACAAAGGAAATTCCTGATTTAGAGACAGAGGATAAAACATTAGGTGGAGCCATTAATGAGGTAAAGAATGAAGTGATTAATGTTAAGCAGGAGATTGAAAGTCATGTTATTAATCCAATGCCTCACATGTTTGTTGATAATGGAAAGACCTATAAATGGGGATTTAGAACAGTAAATGGTGAACCTCAGATTATTAGCGAGGAAGTGATTTAATGAACATTATTGATTTAGCAACAAAGTCTATGCAAACCGCAATTAAAGCTGTTGTAGATGGTATCAAAACAACCACTGACACAACTAAAACGAGTGTGGATAATATCCAATCCAATACTAACACAATGAATAGTAATATAAATACACTTAACGCTAATGTAGGGACTTTGTTAAATGGAAGGGTAGTTAAGAGTGTACAAAGAGGTACACGTATTATGACTTCACACAATCTTTCGGCTCCTGTTGAAGAATGGGTTACAATTTCACCTGTAGCAATGAATAAGTCATTGGTTTTTGCTACTTTCGATTTTCCCAGAGGAGGAGCCAGTGATCAATTTTATGAATTGTCTTCCTCAATCGAAGCAACGAATGCCCTTAAATTTAGAATGTACATGTGGAATCCGCCTAGTGGGACAACGTACACAGCTCAAATTTCTTGGCAAGTAATAGAATTTTATTAGGGGTGAACACATGTTTAAATATGCACAGTTAGACAGTAACAATGTTGTCAAAGGAATCAGCCTGTTAAGCGGAGAAATAGTAGCCGAAGATATGATTCTAATTAATGATATGGACGTGGTTTTGGAAAGCATATATAACACCGAAACAGGCGAATTTACAGCACCAGTTATACCCGATCCAACACCTGTTGAACCTACGCCAACAGTTGAAGAAATGCAAGCACAAACGCTTATCAATACAGAATACTTAATTGCCATGAATGAAATGGGCATCGAGGGAGGAAAAGTGTAATGAAGGTATATGACTTATGTAAATTTTTGATTGATCGTCAACGTTACAGCTATGACGACATGCTAAAGAAAGTAAATGTATTCTATGCCAACAATCAGCTGGCAGATGAAGAATATACGCAGCTATTAACAGATATGGACTCTCAACAAACGCAAGCATAAGCAAGCGTTATTTTTATTGTCTAAAACTGAAAATTAATTGTTAATAATTTTGTTCGTTATTATAATAATGTTTTTCAAAGAGAGGTGAAAAACATGAGCGACCAAATAAAAGATACAATTTTAAAAGGTGTAACAGTACACGAACTTATTTCAGACGGAAATGAACAACAAGAAACGATTTTCAGTGAATTTTTTAAGAAGATCGTTAAAGAAGATGTAGAATAACTATTTTCTAGGCCTTCCTCGGTAATCGTGGAGGGCTTTTATATTGAGGAAGTGAAGGTGAGAACATGGTGGAAACAATCAATAGTTGGTTGCCGATTGTATCAGCATTAATTGCAGGGCTTTTATTTATTTGGCGTATTACAAACAATTTGAATAAAACTCTACTTAGTTTAACTAATGGTATAGAAAGATTAAACCAACATTTAAACGAAGTTGATGATACCGCAAAGGACACAGTGCAACGAGTCAATAATCATGAAGTACGTATTGTTGTCTTAGAAAAAGTAGCAGGGATTCAAAGAAATGCAGGGGAGAGTGTTCAATATGAAAATTAACTGGAAAGTACGTTTACACCATAAGCCGTTCTTAGTAGGAGCATTTTCATTATTACTTTTACTAATTCAACAGATTGCGGCTTTATTCGGTTTTGACACAACGATTTATAATGAGCAAGTAACAGATATTTTTAATACTGTGCTTGCTTTATTAGTTTTATTTGGTGTCGTGAGTGATCCAACAACACCAGGGCTAAATGATAGTGAGAGAGCGATGGGATACAGCCGAAAGGATGATGATAAATGAGTACAAGCGTAACTCAAACATGCCGAGATTTAAGCGAATTAACTGCAGCTGCTCAAACTGCATGTCGCCTATTATTCCAGGAATGTTACAAAGCTGGAATCGTGGACATTTTTATAACAGAGACTTATCGCAGCCAAGCACGACAAAACTACTTGTATGAGCAAGGACGAACTAGACCAGGGCAAGTAGTTACCTGGACACGTAATAGCAATCATACATCACGTAGAGCTTGGGATATTGCTGTGGCACCGCCACGAAACCTATATGATATTTCAACACTTTCAAAGGTGGGTGTGATTGCTAAGAAGTTAGGCATTGAATGGGGTGGATATTGGGAGGCAGGAAAGTACGATGCACCTCATTTTGAAATTCCTACTACATGGAAGATGCCTGCAGGCTATAAATTAGAAGGACAAGTAATTGTACCAACAAGTAGTGCTGTAAGAGTGCAGCTGATTGTAGAGGATAAACCACAACAAACTGAAAAGGATGATGATACAATGAAATTCACTAGCACAACCGCAAAGGCTGCAGTACGTGATTATATTCAACAAGCAGTCGATAAAAAGTTGATTGATAAATCTTGGTTGGAGAAATTCGATAATGGAAGCATGACAAGTGGTGATTTTGAAGGATTGAAGATTATCATTTCACAACGTAGTGCTTAATAGTAAAAGCCCAGGCGCTCATTCAAAAGTGAGTACCTGGGCTTTTTTTGTTTATTCATCATACGGTCTGTACTTTTTTCGGAGTAATTCAAGTTCTTCTTTTTTCTCTAATATCATGCTTTTTAAAAACATTTTAGGCTGCTCTTTAACAGCTATTAACTTTCCGTCTTTAACTAATTTTCCAAGACGTACTTTGGATATATCTAAAATTTCAATTGCTTCAGCTGCAGATAACAATTCTTCATTTAAGAATTCAAGTAGTTCCTCAGTTGATTCAAATTTGTACTCCATTTAACTACCTCGCTTTTATCATAAATAGAATTAGTCTTATGATGTGAATTAAAATTGTGAATCCATACAGTGTAATTAATACATAATCTAATGTTGAAGGATTTTGAAAATCAACGTATGTGAGTATTATGACTGTGCTGGCTAATATTAAAGCAACATTTGCATAACCAAATCTTTTAAGCATTTTTTTCATACATGTAAGTGGATGTGATATAATTTGATTGAGAAGGAGGCGCTAACCTCCTTCCAGTGTTATTTGCGACGTTTCTTCTTTGCGGGGGAGCGTCGCTTTTTCTTTTTTCCTTGTGTCATGTCGTAAATGTCTTTCAAGCCTGAAGTGACGGCTTTGAATGTTGTTGCGACAAGTGCGACTGTTGCAAGGACTTTTTCAAATTCATCCACTCTTGTTCACCTCCTTTCTATACTCTTATTATATAATATCTGTTCAATAAAGTAAATAGCTTTATGTGAATTATTTGGCATTACTCCTAAAAATTTTTAATAAAAAACCACTCAAATGAGTGGCTTTATTTTTATTCTAATCCTAATTGAGTTTTGTTCATCAATTTTCCGCCCTGGAACATTAAAGATGCATTACCACCTAATGATTTACCATTGTAGCTATACATAACTACATCCCCAGATTCAGATACAACCGCACCTTCACCACCAAGGATCTCAAATACTTGTTCTTTAGTCATGCCATTTTCTAACTTGTTAAATTGCTCAAGAGTAATTTCAATATCCGATGTCTCCACACCAAATTGAGATTTGTTGATTAGTTTGCCACCTTGGAACATCATAGTAGAAGATGCCATGACACCATCAGTTTCAAATTCATACATAACTGTGTGGTGAGGTTCACCAGCTGAACCTGTTTCGGACATAATTTTACCTTCAGCACCAACGATTTTAACTACTTCTTCATACGTCATGCCATCTTTAATTTGTTTGAACTTTTCCTCAGTTAATTTTCCATCTTCTTTCGCAGCTGGTGCAGTTGTTTCTTGTTTTGTCTCACTTGATGTTTCAGCAACTGGTTTTTCATCTTTTGCTGACTCATCCTTTGTAGTAGTTTCTCCACAACCTGCTAGTCCAAGACTTAATACTAATGCTGCACTAAATACTAATTTTTTCATTTGTAAATTCCTCCCTCTTTATTTCCATTTTAGGGAATTAGGAGACAAATGTACATATAAAAAAACAGACAACTATGTTAGTTATCTGTCTTAAATCTTCGTACCGTCTTCCATGATGAAATTAATTTCTAATTTAACGTTCAGAGCCTCAGCGATCTTTATTAAATCTGTTACCGAATACGATTCGTTTTTCATTTTGCGAGAAAGGTTCGATTGAGTTGTTTCAATCTTTTCTGCTAATTGAGTTGCGTTCATATCAGATTCAACCAGTAATCGTTTTACCTTCTTTGTAACCTCCATGTATTCACCTCATTATATATTATTTATACACATATTATAGCACGTTTTGAAAATAAATATGCATTAAAATCATAAAATAGTTGTAATATACATTTTAATCATTTATTATGTATTTAACAAATAATTTATCGAAATGAGGTATGTAAAATGAAAAATTTAGCAGGTTTAGAAGTTAGCAATCTAATCTTTGAAACTATTGAGAAACGTGTTGAAGTATCTCAAACAGAACCTTATGTATTCGTTATTCATGGTGTAAATGCAGTAGGGGGAAAGTTGAAAAGTGCTTATTCAGCTTTGAAGAAAATTGAAAAATGGGCTGTAGCAAACGGAGCAGAAGTTAGTTTGATTGAGGAAATAGACTATTCATTGAAAGTAGAAATCACGGATCCAGTCGCTGCACGAATTGAATCCCACTATCGTACTTCAGATTTAAAATATCGTGCTTAGATTTAAAAACTGAACAGGCAGCATGTACAAGCTATGTGCTGCTCATTGAGTTTTTAATTACTCAAAGTAAAAAAAGAAAGCGAGGTGAAAACGATGGCGTTTGAATACTTAGCAACTTATAAAACATTTGAATCAGTAGCAGACATGGACACAGCAGTTGAGGAACACATTGCGGCTCATTACTATGATTTAACAGAATCAGAACGTGCCATCGTTTTCAAACTTGCTTCTCATAGCTTAGAACATCCAGGGGCTTGTCATTTGAAAGCTGCCACAATTGCAGCAGCATTGGAGATCAGCACAAAGACAGTTTATCGGGCTATTTCAAAACTGGAATCGTTAGGGATCGTTAAGAAAGAAACCACTGTAAAAAGCAAAGGTGGACAAGGAGCAGCATCTACATTATTTGCCTTACAATGTCCCAGCGTGGAAATGCTGAAAAGCCATGTGAGAGTAAGGTTGAAGCGCAACAATCTGAAAACCAATCATCTAAATCTTTTAAGTTCTAAACAAGCAAATAATATTATGAGTCTTGGTAAATGAATTAGCTTTGCAAGCTGAAAAGAAAAAGGCATACATGAACGAGTACCAAGTAATGCTACACGATTTCATGCACTCGATGCCAATACAAGATGAATTAAAAGATCAACTTCACAAATGTATCTTGGCTACAAAAATGAACGATATACGTGATTTTGTGAACGGTGTCATTAACTATCAATAGTACATTAAGAGCTGTATTTGTAGGGGCGTTTAACAAAGCTGTAGAACGTTCTAGTATGAAGGTGACTAATTCATCATCTATAGAAGAAACAGCAGATAGAGAGCGTCCAGTACTTTTTATAATTGGCTGAATGAGCGTGATAATCAAACAGAAATATGTAGTAGACCAAACTTAGAAAACTGGCTGGAATGGTGAAAGGGGAAATAGAATATGACTCATTTTGAATATATGGAACTGCAGGGGCATTTAGCAATTTTTGATTTGGAAGATCAATATGAGGAAATGAAATTTAAGAAGGAATCCACAAATGTTAATAAGCCTGTTGATAAAAAAATGTATATTGAGCCTCGCATGAGAGTGTATATTGTGCGGAGATAAACAAGTGTTTAATTTTAATTACCAATAATTATAATGAGGTTTAACCTCAATTTAACCCCATTGGCTATTTTGGGATGAAAAAAGCACCTTAACCAATTTGGCTAAGATGCTGTAGAAACCTTGATATAACACTATTTAAGTAAAAGCCGCGTATGCCGTAGTTATTATAGAAAGTTTTAAACCACCACTCCTCAAAGTGGGTGTTCGCAGAAGTTTTCCTGCTTATCCTCATGCACCGTAGTGTGAGGCCCGTCATTCCAACTCCAATAATAAAACTCCCTTTTACAGCTTAAAGGTTAAAACTTAATATTATACGAACAATGCAGCCTTTATGGATATAATAAAGCATGATCGATAAACATGCAAGTAAGATGATAATGGCAAATTAGTCAATGGGCAAGTGTTCCAAATAGCGTTATAAACATCTTGTACTACCTTCAAAAAGGTGCTGATGTTTCATATTTTTTTCACAAATGCGAACGGAAAATACGAACAACCTTTGCTAAATAAGGTCGACTATGTAAAGATAGGAGCATAAAGAGGATTTTCTTAGTAAAAATGTAAAAGGAGGAAGCAGAAATGGCAGCTTATCCAAATTGTCCAAAATGTCATTCAGAATATACATATGAGGATGGAGCAAATTATGTATGTCCAGAATGTGCGCATGAATGGAGTATGGACGCAACTGAACAGGAATCAGATGCACTTATTGTAAAAGATGCAAATGGTAATCTGTTAGCTGACGGCGATTCAGTTACTGTTATTAAGGATTTAAAGGTGAAGGGCAGTTCTTCCACTTTAAAAATTGGGACAAAGGTAAAAAGTATTCGTCTAGTGGAAGGCGATCATAATATCGACTGTAAAATTGATGGCTTTGGTGCCATGAAATTAAAATCAGAATTCGTGAAAAAGGCCTAACAAACAAAATGCACCTCAACTTTGGTAAAAAAGTTCAAGGTGCTTTTTTGTTTATTGAAAAACCCTACGTAATAGAATGGCAAAAGCTGCGCCAATTAAAGCGAAAATGGTATGTAAAAGTGCGATGTAGCCAGCTCCAATCACAAGCGTTCCTATTTCAGTTAAAGAAAATGTTGTAATATAGAGCCCATTATTAAGATTATTAATGATAGCCCAAACGAATACAGGCACAGAGCTTATGATAAAAACAATCCAGATGTTTTTATAGAAAAGGTAAGAAAGACAGCCGAATAGAGCATATGAGATGACAAAGCCCTTTTGATTGCCAAGTAAGGATGAGTT